AGTCGCACCATAGTCCTCTCCCAACGAGATATGTAATGCATCTGTTCGTCTTTGACAAACACTAGTGTGTCGTCGCCATCACAGAGGAAATTCCGGTCCTCCGGGCGTACGCCTGACATGGCCGTCTCGAGTGCGGCGATCATCACCATCTTGTTCTGGGTCGCGGTACCACCTGTACCGCTCGCGCGGATGCCCCCCAGACTGCATTTGCAGCCCGGGTTGCTGACCCGCACGTTGTTCTGCTGGAGGAGGACGGTTCGCATGTCACGGTCGTCCACGTAGTGCAGCAGCTCCTGCCTGCTAATAACGGCTAGCTTGGCGTGCCTCTGATTGCCATCAAAGGAACTGACATCAAGCATAAACGCAGTCCATCCGGGCTTGAGACGCTTCTGCATCTCTTTGGCCCGTTTGTTCTGGTTCATCCCGGTTGCGAACACCCGGGAGCCATCAGCATTTCGGTAGTCATGCATCGCCGCTTGCACGGCGTAGGCCACCTGGAGCTCAACCAAAATTGGGATCTGCGTTCGACGGTATTTTCCGTCCACAAACCCGTTGGCTGATTGCACCATGAGCGCCCTCGGACGCTCACTCCTCTCCCCGTTCTTCGGCGCACCCGTGAACGACAGCTTGAAGCTGCTGAGTCCGTGAGTACGATAAAGGTCGAGTTCCCTCTGGTATCTGGCCCGCTTCTGGCCAGAATATCGGTGCACGATATCGTCGAGTGGTTCGGGAAACAGTCTGCCATTCGGAAACAGAGAACGGTACATTAAACACACTTTTCTCTGAAACATCTTGACATCCCTACCCCTAGTCCTCAGCGGCGCTTTCCCCATGTTCAGGCGATGATGCATCGCGTGCACGAGGTTGGCGCTGCAGAGGCATGGGCTCTCTGATACGTGAGTATGTCCCCCTTCAAGCAGTAAGTTCACTTCTTCTAGAACTGAGCCCGCTATCTGGAGGTGGCTACGTGTGGGGCGTTCATGGGCTCTGTCCCATTTGAGATCGCCGAGCAACCCGTCATCATACGCCAAAGCGATCGACGGGAAGTGGCACACGCTTAGCCTACGTGACACACTCACGGTGCGTTTCCCTGAGAGAGCCACCAACATTCTCTCAGGATCCGGTTGACGGCGGAAAGAGCTTCCGCCTCATCCAACGCGCCGGTTGGGAGCTGTGGTGCCTCGTTCTGCAGGAGCCAGGCTTGACTTTGCCTATTGAGCCTCTGCATGAGGAAAGACCTGAGCATCCCAGGATTGTAAGTGCGAAGGTCAGTGATGGTGACCACTAACAGCATGAACCAAGGGTCCTCGAGAGCTGCGGAGCGGGTGAGTCCATACACTTCTTCTGCCGTGAGGGTCGCGGCATAGTCGCACAAATCGGCGCGGTGTTGGGACACCAGTTCCCTGATCCGGAATGCGGAGTACGGGAAGGGTGTGGAGCGGTCGTCGTACCCACGTTCCAAAACCTGGTGTCCAAGCAGGTTTGTGCCGACGTAAACGCCAAGTTGGCGAGGTGCGGTAGGAAGGGTGATGACGGGTTCGTAGTCGTACGAACGGATGAACTTAATGACGAGCAAGGAGACATTCGCTACGATGGCGATGAGCGCGATGACATGAAAGGCGTCCAGCAGGTCCAGGTCCATGAAGTCATAGATGAGCTGGAGAGCAAGGGACGCCCCGGCGCTTGCGAGCGAGAGAGTGAGCGAAAGACAGTAGTCGAGAAAGTCCATGTTGGTGTGTGGTTTGTGGCACGGTGACGGGGCATGCAGAAGAATAAGACGGACAGGATGGCGGTGGTAGCGCTGGACGTGCTCTGCAACACTGGACCCCTCTAGGGCGTCGAAGACATGTGCCTGCCATCCGAGCCCGGTTCAGCCAGGATAATGTGGTCAGCCGTGACGACATCCTAGCATCCCCCGAGGTTAGTCCCCAGCTACTCCATTGGCCCGCGAGAGCCTGAACGAATTCCGGTAGCCTATGGGATGGCGCAAGCACCGTCCGATCTTTCTGGGGTATAGCTGCATCTCAGTGGGTGAGAGTGAGATGGTCATAGAAGACGCTTACGCGTGAGGTCGGCTGACAACCGGCCCCATATTACTCTAGCATTGTCTGCGGCGATTCCAGATCGCAAGCGGGTGTCTTTTCCTCCTTACAGCATTGTTAAGAGGCCAGGGAGATACGACGCCGGATTCTTGACGTTCCAGAGCGCTTTGAGCCCCGCGGAGGCCCCCGAGGCTATCAGCCCCGGGAGCGCCGCAGTTGCCATGTTGCCGAATTTGTCGAACCAAGGCGCTGCGCTGCCATTGCGCACGCTTGCCACGTGCTTCGCCACTGAGTTGAGGGCGTGGGCACGTTTCGCAGGATCGCCAAGGGTGACTGTCGTCGGGGGCCTGATAGGCTGGCCCGCGGCGTCCGGTGACATGAGAAGGTACTCGTAGTGCAGTTTGAGGGTGAGCATGATGGGTGTGCCAGCCTTGGCACGGATAAACACGCCCTGGGTCCATCCATTGTCCGCCGACCTGCCCGTATTCGCCGTCCACGAGCACGTGGGGACGATAAAGTTGGCCGTGTGACTCTC